GGCCGTACCACAGCGGAGAAAGACCCAACGGTGCAGGTCCTCGGTGTCGGCGGCCAGGTGTACGGCCGGCGGGCCGATGTCATCAAGTTCGACGACTGCGCCACCCTCGAGAATCAACGCAACCCGGACCGTGTCGCCGGCATGATGGAATGGTTCGACAAGGAGGCCCTCTCCAGGATCGGTAAGACGGGCCGTGCCATCTGGATCGGCACCCGGGTTCATCCCGGAGACGTGTACGCCACCCTCGGTTCCCGTGCCGGCTACAAGATCCTCCGCTACCCGTGCATCGTCGACGACACGAACGAAGAAACCCTATGGCCGGAACATTTCCCGTACTCGCAGGCTTTGATTCACCGGTCTGAGATGAAAGCTGCGGACTTTCAGCTCGTGTATCAGCAGGTCGATATTCCTGGGGTGGGTGCTTCGTTTACTCAGGAGATGTTGGAGGACTGTAAGGATACGTCTCGGGTGGCGGGGCAGTACGATTCGACGTGGCGTCTGTTTGCCGGTTTGGACCCGGCGGGCGGCAATAAGGGGTCGGGGTATACGGCGTTCACGTTGGTGGGGGTTGANCCGGTGTCGGGTCGCCGTTACCTGGTGGATTCGGTGGCGGTGAAGTCGATGAAGGCGCCGCAGATGAAGGACCAGATTTTGGATTGGACTGACCGGTATCCGATCTTCGAGTGGCGGGTCGAGTCGAACGGGGTGCAGTCGCAGTTGGTGCAGTACGACATGGAGCTGGTGCAGCATCTCGCCAAGCGGGGCGTCCGGGTGGTGCCGCATCATACGCATGGCAACAAGTGGGACCCGCAGTTTGGGGTGGAGTCGTTGGCGCCGCTGATGGCAAGCGGGATGGTTTCGATCCCGTGGGGGAACGCACCGGCAGCGCAGGTGTTTCAGCCGCTCCTCGAGGAGCTCGTTGCGTTCCCGATGGGCATCAAGTCGGACCGGGTGATGTCGTTGTGGTTTGCGGACCTGGGGGCCCGGGAGTTGTTGAACCGGGCTCATTTGCCTCTGTTCCATGAACGGATGAAGGTCCCGAATCGGATTAGGCGCCGTAGGCGCATCGTTGACTTCCATAGCCAGGAGGTGCGCCGTATCAATTTGCGGGATCAACGCCCCGGGCATATGACGAGGGGCCAGTGGGGGTATCGGCGTCAGACGGTCGGTCAGGCGCAGCCGCATGGAGACGTGACCGAGTTCGATGCGGAGCCTGAGGAGCAACCGATGAACATCGATCCAGCTATCTGGACCCAGGGGTAGACACGTTGCGGGTGGGGCGTGAGAGCGATGCTTGACCGTTTGATGAACCGCTACGCCTATCAGAAGGCTGTCCGTGCTGCTGCCGATAACGAAGTTGTCTGTGGCACGGTCACAGACAAAGGCCAACCGGTCTATTTCACGATGCCGGCGGACGCTGACGATCATCAGGTTCGTTCTCGGGCGTTCGAGCTCCGGTATGGGCGTCCGATGAGTTCCGTGGAGGAAACGATGCTCGATATTGCTGAAACGGTTCGGGGGATTCCGACCCATGCTTGACCTTGACCGCCTGAGCGGCATGTATTCGGCGTGGCGGACCCGCTACACGGACCGGGACACCCGCATGGAAACGATCGACCGGGTCGTGCAGGGCGATTTCGACATCTTCGACCCGGACGAGGAGTCGGTCGATTCGAAGTCCCCGAACCTGATCCAGGTCGCCCTCGAAGACACGGCCGAGTCGGCGTCGCTGGTTCCGACCGTGAGGGTCCAGGCCGACAAGATGTCGAAGTCCGCCAAGGCGACGGCGCAACGCATGGAGCAGGTAGCTGTCGGTTACCTCGGGGCAAACAAGATCGACCTGTTGATTCCCCGTTCGGTGATGGACAAGGGCGCCTACGGCATGTCGGTGTGGACAGTCACGCCTGACTTCGAGCAACGCATCCCGCTGATCGAACGCCGAGACCCGAAGCATTGCTACCCGGAGCCCGGGTACCGGCCTGGCGATTCGGTCAACAAGTGCATCTTCGCCCGGGAGGTGTTCTACACGCAGCTCCCCGACGGCTACCAGGAACAGATACGCACCGCTGTCGCCGGCGCCACTGAACTCAGCGACCCGGACGAGAACACCCGTGTGGTGCTCATCGAATACTTCGACGCTGACGAATACATCCTCGCTGCCCTCTATCAGGCGTCCACGTCGGGGCTGGTTCGTTACCAGTCGGGGTCCGATGTCCCGTATCCGGTGCTGCTGGACCGTATCGAAAACAAGACCGGTGTGTGCCCGGTCGTTATCGGGGCCCGCATTTCGCTCGACGGTGAAGTCCGGGGCCAGTTCGACCAGGTCATCGGCCTTCTCGAGGCTCACATTCGCCTCATGGGTTTGATCCTCGACTACGCCGACCAGGCCGTCTATTCCGACATTTGGGTCCGGGACCTGATCGGTGAGATGCCATACGGTGGCGGTTCGTTCATCGAGTTGGGCCCGTCGGGCGCTATCGGGCGGGTCCCGCCGGCCGTCAGTTCCCTGAACGTCCAGGCCGACATGGCGCAACTCATCGACGGCATCCACGTCGGTGGCCGTTGGCCGAAGTCGAGGCCCGGCGAGATCGACCAGTCGATCGCTTCCGCCAAGTTCCTCGAGTCGGCCGCCGGCATGATGAACACGGCGATCCGCACCTACCATCAGATTCTGCAACGCCAACTCGAGCAGGCGCTCCGCATCGCTTTCGTGGTCGACAAGGCGTATTTCCCGGGGTCGAAGTCGTCGGCCGGCATTCTCCGCAACCAGGAGTTCCTCCTCGACTACGACCCGAAGGTCGACATCAACACCGACTACCAGGTCCGGGTCGAGTACGGCCTCGGTCTCGGCCGTGACCCTGCCCAATCGGCTGTCCTGCACATCCAGTACGCCCAGGCCGACTTTATTTCGAAGGAGTTCGTCCAGGAAAACATCGACGGCCTCACCGACGTGGGTCGGGAACGGGCCCGCCTCGACCTGGAAAAGTTCAGGGCGATGGCGTTGGCGAAGCTCCTCCAAGGGCTGGAAGCCGGCACCATTCCCGAGGCTGCCCTCGTCGACATCGCCCGTGCGAGGGAGAAGGGCGACGACCTGTTCGACCTCTACGAAGAACACATATCGAAACCAGCCCAGGAGATGCAGGACATGCTCCTCGGTACAGGACTCGGCTCCGTCCCGCCAGGGCCGCCCCCATCCCCGGAGGGCCCCGCCGGACCAACCCCGGTCCCGCCGGCCCCGCCCGGCGGGGCGGAGCTTCTCGCCCGACTCGGCACTGAAGCCGGCCCGGGCGGCACGCTCGGTACCCAGGTTCAGGGCTGATGGGGCCGCTTACGGGTCCCGACGTTCTCGAGTCGATCCTCGAGTTTATGGGACGGCCGGAACGCCTCGGCGAATACCCGGCCCTTGATCCGTTTGCCGACGACGAGGTACTCGTTTGCGGCATTGAGAACCCTGAGGTGTGCGACTCATGCCAGTGAACAGCGAACTCGAGAAGACCCCGACCGCCGACACGTCGGTGAACGAACCGGCGTCAGGCACCTACGGTGAGAAGGCCGAACTGGATCGTCTCCGGCAGTCGTTGCCTCCGATGGGGCCTCCGGCCCAGCAGGGCGTCGGCGGTGCCGCTCCGGTTCCGCCTCCCGGCGCTCAAGTGCCGCAACGTCCCGATGGGCGACCCAAGAATGCGCCACCTGGTGTCCCCGGTGGGCTCCTGGCCCCCACGTCCCGCCCGGGTGTTCCGCTGTCTCAGCCGATGGCCCCGGAGCAGCAGCCGATGCCGGCGAAGCGTCAAGCAGCCGACCAGCAGCGCCTCGCCATTCTCGACGCCTTGTCGTCTCACCCGGACGTGTCGGCCGAGACGAGGGAATGGGCGAAGCTTGTCGTGGAGGCCCTGATTGCCTCACGAACCTGACCATCTCGTAGAGGACGAAGAGCAGGAACAGATGCCGGGTCTCCTCGACCCGATCAAGGAACACGGCGTCGCCGGCGGCGTCGCCCGGCTAGCGCCGCAGATGATCCCCGGCGGATGGGTCGGGCAAGCTGCCGGCGCCCGGTCCACCGACGGGTTCGACGTAGGCGACATCTTCGACGCTTTGGGCGACTTCAAATCTGATCTCTCCTACATCCTTCCAGGCATCGGCGACGTGAAGGGGGCCCAGTTGGCGATGGACACCTGGGGGTCGAACACCGACTTGTTGACAAAGGGCTTGTCAACCCTCGGCATCCTCGGCCCGATCGCCACCGGCACCCAGGCAGCAGGCATCGTTGGCGGCCTCGGTTCCATCCGGGCGCTCCGCAACCTGGACTTGACCAACCCGGCGGTGGGTGCAGCGGCCGGCCATATCTCAGACACGATGCCGGTGGTTCGGGGCCACACGGTCGACGATGCCCTGTCCCGCCTGGCGCCGGACATGACCGGCACAACGGCGAAGGTGTCGCTCATCCCGACCACGTCTCGCACGTCGAGGCAGCTCATGGTCGGCATCACCGACATTGACCAGCCCGGATTCAACCGGCAGGAACGCATGGGTCGCCTACGGGGCGCCCTCACCGGAGACCAGGTCGTCGATGTGTTCGTGCCCGGCAACAAAGCCAACGCCGCCCAGGTCGACGGTTTCCTCATGGGCCTCGGCGAAACCCTCCTGGAGCGCATCCCCGACTACGCCGCATCGAGGCATTCGAAAGGGATGGGCGGGAAGGCGTTGAGCCACGACCAGGTAGCTGTCACAGCCGTCGCCTACGAAACGTCCAAGTTCGATTGGTCGATCCGCAAAGGCGTCCTCGACATGCCGTCGTCAGCCCCGGACGTGACGGCAACGTGGAAGCTGCTCAAGAACGGCACCGTCGTTCCCGACGCCGACATCGACGCCCTCGGGTTGGCTCTCGTCCAGTTCGCTGAACTCACCGCCGGCGCTTCGCATCCCGAGATGGCACTGAACCACATCGGGTTCGGTGTGTCCAGGGTGTTCCTCAACGGTGAGAAGTCGCTGGTCGAACTCGCCGTAGCCGACTGGGACGGCATGCCGTACCACTCCTCCACACTGCCGGAAGGAGTCAAACGGTTCGACCATGCCATCCGAATCAACGAATCTGGCGTCGTCGTCGCCGGCACCGACAACATCGTCACCTTCTTCAACAAGCATGTCCGGCCCGGGTGGGACGACCAGGCCGGCCCGTACCGGCGGTCCGTGCTGGGGCTCGCCGATCAGCATCCGGCGCTCGCTTCGCATCCCGACACCGTCAACATGATGATGCTCAACGATCTCGAACGGTTCCCGTCGAACGCCACTGCCCGTTCCGGCGAACCTCCGTCCGTCGACCCCGCCCTGTTCGCCGACGTGAGGAGACGAGGGATCGTTGACCCGTTGGAGGTCCACTGGAACCCTGAGACAGGCGCCGCCAGGCTCGTCAACGGTTCCGGCCGCCTCACGGCCGCCCGCCGGATCGGCCTCGACGCTGTCCCCGTCGAGATCACCGCCAACCGGGACCTTCCCGGCGACCGCATCCTCCAGGCCAGCGGCAAGGTACTGACCGGCAAGGCAAAGCCGGACTTTCGCAAGAACCCAACGAAGAACCCGCACCCGACGGCGATGGGCCTCAAGGTCGCACCATCGGTCAACAAGGGGATCATCCCCGAGAATGCCCGCCGCATGGAATGGGCACTCATCTGGTACCGGAACGCCCAAGCCGAGATCGCCGCCCAGGGGGCCTTCCACGGTATAGACGAAAGGCGCCTGACCGGGTATGCGGCGCTCCTGTCTGCCGGGGAACTGTGGGAAGAAAACATCGAGAAGGCCGTCGTGGCGGCCCTGCACCTGCGGGACAACCCTTCCGTCGGACGGGTCGCCCTTCAACGCCACATGAGTGCCCGAGGTTTGAAGATCACCGAACCCGAAACGAAAGCAATCTTCGAGTTCCTCAAGGTCGCCGACGCCGACATCGACACCTACTTCATCAACAAGTTGGGTAGCGACAAGGCCCGCAAGGAACCCAACTTTGTTGCCGCCATCCGCAACTCGTCTGCCGACGACAACGCCCGCCAAGCCAGCGTCGCCTACGCCATGACCTCCGGGCAGATACCAGACTTCGAAGCCCACGGCCTGTTTCGGGAAATCGACCGGACGGTGCCGGTGGTGTCCGACCGGCACGCTGCGTCGGTCTTCTCCGGGTTCTCGATGGAACCCGCCGGGTCGCTCGGCGACAACATCTATTCGGCGGTGCATCGTGGCTTCGTCAACGCCTCGTCGGTCCTCGGCGAGTTCGACGTAGGCAACGGCGTGATGCGGCACCTGTCCCCATCTGAAATCCAGGCACTCACCTGGGTGGCGTGGCGGGAACAGCGGGGCCTGACACGCAACTTCAAGACATACACCCCCGGAGGGGGCAACATCAAACGGCCCTCGCTGTGGGTCGTCGGCAAGGGCCCCACCTATGTGCACTCGCATAGCATCCTGAGCCAACTCTTCGACAACCTGCCGGCCAGGTACCGGTCCGCCGGCCGGCCCGCCGCAGCCCAACGTCGCCTCACGATGCGGCCGGGCGCCTTGCAGTCCGGCAAAGTGCAATACGGCCGCCGAAACCGACGCTGGTTCAGCAAGAAGCTCGGCAAGTGGCAGGAGTCGTTCAAGGCGTCCGGCACCCTCAGCAAACCCGCCAAGGTCGTCCTTCGTCTCGGCCTCCACGGCGAAGGGCTCGTCCTCCCCGACGGGGCCTCCGGCCTTCACCGGGGCTTCTACTTCTCGAGGCACGCCGACAAGGTCGGCCAGCAGATGCGGCCCCAAACCCCGATGCGGGTCGAATCGGTTAGCCACCAACGGGCCCTCATCTCCGCAGCTACAACCTCGACAACTGCTGATACGGAAGGACTGACCGGCTTTCGGACACAGACCCTGGCGCACCGCAACCCTGCCTTCGAGCCGGGCCACCACCTCGTCATTTCCGCTCCGGTTGAACTCCAGGGAGGCC